TTACTAGTTTGCTTATTACATTCAGCCTCAGCGGCTTCCAATGTAATCAACGATGAGTTACAACAGTACGGAAAATAATCCGCCTCTGTCCACTCACAGGCAAGCTCCCAAGCTTCTTCATCAAGAATAGGCTGAGATTTCTCATACTTGCTCAAACTCACATATCCCGTTCCAGGAGTTGGCACACACATAGCATGCTTAAACTCCCACGAGACATTTCGTGACGACATCCATAATTGTACATTGGGATCTACTAAACTTCGATCCTTGTACCTAGGCTCGCGAGTAGAAACACGGCCACCATACTTACACAATCCTTTTGTGAAGTATTCGCTAAACAAAGCAGATGGCCGAGCTTTCTGGTCGACTCCATAAAAATATGGCAAGTTCGATTTCCAATACTCACTTGCCTGCTGAACATGGTCTTCCATTGGAATTAACCACGGCCTTGCGAGTTTAAATCAGGACGAACCCGACCCTTAAACTCTGGTTCGGTTTGCACCGGACCCTCTAACTTCATGTTAAAATAATCCATCTTAACACGAAGAAAGCCGTTCGTTCCACCAAGATCCGCGCGATGTATTCCTAACAACGCACCATTCTTGTTCCATACTCCAGCACCGCAATCACCGTGCTCGGTAGTACAAGTATAACGAACTTCATCATCGAAGTCGTCTGGAACTGAAATGATCTGACCCTCCGAGACCGTGAGATTAGGCTTCTTACAAAGAATATAAACCTCATCTCCGACCTTCGGATCAGCAATACGAACTCTGGGAAATTTAGCCGTTATGGGAACTTTCGCGATTGACCTATCAAACGCTACACGTTTCCACTTCAGCTTAACCCACAATAATGCACCATTATTGTCAGTAGGGATCCACGATTCTCCCTTATTGACAATTACATTATGGTCCGTAGTTATATAGTTGCCCGCACAATACTGACAATGACCCAAACGATGTGGCGTACCATCATCGAACCGTTCCTTAAAATCGGCGGTCTTATA